CCCGATGTGCTGATCAGGCACATTTATATAATGACATAAAAAAGGAGGTTTGTCAACCCCCTGTGTATTATTGAAAAAGTATCTTGATGTTACACCACTTGGCGTAATGAATTCCTCGGTAACAGAGAAGTGCAAACACCTCATCTGGATCGTGGATTTCTGGATCAAATTCAGGCACTATTGGATGTGCCAATGTAAACTTGATGTTTAGCATTTGTCTTTACCTCCTGTAACATATTTATGTTCGGAGATCCTAACAATAGGTATAATGCACTACAATCTTAATACTTTTTATAGATAATCTTTCCTGGCATGATGTTCTGGAACTACTTTACCCAACTTAACGGTAAGAAGTCCATCTTTAAATTGAACTTCTCGGACTTCTGTATCTTCTGATAGTGTCCAAGCTCTGCTGAAGTCTCTTTGAGCCAATCCCCTATGAACATACTCAGCGTCTTTTGTGTCCTCTTTGTTTCCTTCTACCATAAGTCTTCCGTATTCGGTGTAGACTTTGATTTCTTTTTTACTAAAACCTGCCAGTGCTATCTCTAGGCGAGACTCAACATTGTTTAATTGAATGAGATTGTATGGAGGATAGTTTGAAGTTGTTGTGCCTTCCCAAAATTGATTGAGATAGTCATCCATTCCTATGCTGTTCTTCGTAATCTTCTCCATTAAGTCTGGAAGATTGGCAGCATGGTATCTTGCTAAGTTCATAATAGTTCTCCTTTAATAAGCGAGTGTAAATTGTGTCCCTTACGGCGACACTACTATTTAACCACAAAACACAAAAAAAGGGGGTCGTATAAACCCCCATGATTCTTGATGATTACCGTCAATCTGCTTTTACAAAAGCACTCGGAGACGTTTGTACCACTTTCTTTTTCTTACCTATGTTATACTTAGTTTCAAGAGTCCAATCACCTTTATCTTTATAAGAAAGAACTTTTATCTGGTTTAGTGGAGCGACATCAGTAATCAACTCTGAATTGATAATAGTGATCAAACCCCAATCAGATAACAGAGTAATAATTCTATTACGACGTTGAACATCATTGATAGAAAGGTTAGCTGACTTTCCATCTAATGCAAACAGTTCTTTAAAGTGAACGATATAGTATCTACCTTGCTTGTGAAGAATGTGGCATGATTGATATATCTTCTTTTCTTTTCTAGAAGCTACACCAATTCTAGTGAGAGTTTCTCTAACTTTCAAGAAATCATCAGGTTCATTCAACGTAACCTCTATCATTTGATCCTGTGACCAAGCAATATCAGGTTCAGTAAACCCACTCATGTTGTACCTCCAACGTCAATTTTCGCTTTAATGTAATTCAACTGCTCTTTGGATAATATCTTAAGTGCTTGAATTGCTTTCTCATTACTATAACCATAGTATGATTTGACAACATCAAGGTTCTTGATCTTATCTTTTCGGAGCCACGGAGAGAATCTCTTCCTTTTCCTAATACTATTTAGATAAAATTGATATTGAAGGTCTTTGGCCAAGTGTGCATTTAAGTTCATTTCGTTAGCGAACATGATGCAATCAAGATGTGCCGACATACACTTATTGATTATGAAAGGAGCATACTTCTTAATCAATTGTGGATCTTCGGCAGTAATATCTTGCTTGTTTAGGTTGATAGAGTTCAACCAATCTTTTAAATCTGCCATATCATCTAATAATATCTATTTCATCTGGATTAGTATTCCAAGTTTCTAACTTGGTTCTCAATCTACCTTCATCTCTCAGTTTAGCATATCTCTTTCCAGCCATCTTTTTCCAATGACCAACTATCTGATCTACTTCAAACCTATCATAGTTGTCAGCTTTGATGAGAGTGTCTTGTTCTCCTAGAATGACCTCTCTACTATTCTTGAATCCATATGTAGACATATAGAAACGCTTCTGTTGAGTAAGATTCTTTGCAGAAATTATTGCATCATTGAACTGTTTTAGTTTGTCAGCATCATTCAAACACTTCTTGATAATCGAGATCATCTTTGTTTGAATCTTTAGTTTTCTACTAGAGGCATCTTCTTTGACTAAGAGTTTGTCATTGTTTCTAGCAGTGAACCATTTGTTTAGTTCTTGAAATATAGAATCATGTATTAGTGGAGTAAAGTCACTGACAGTTAATCCTTTATATCTCATGTATGGTTTGAGTCCATCATACTGAGATGATGATTTTGTTGTTCCATACAATGATGTAGTTTCAAACAAACAAATATCCGCATTATATTTCTTGTTTAAAGTCTCTCTAGCAAGATGAGAACAACATAACATTGCTAGGAGTTTACCACCCAGATAATTAAATCCAAATGGTTGGGTGGGAACAATAATGAATCCCATGATAGCATGTCTGTTGAACCTAGTTAGTTCTGGTACATTACCTAACCAATCATTTCTAGGTTTAGAATTTATAGTAGGAGATCCAAATCTACAGAATCCGATAGTCTTATCTGTAGTGGTCTCTTTTACAATCCACTTGAGAGATTTCCCTGGCACAGATTTCTCTATGGCATGAGATGTAGTAATCTCTAATCTTTCATTAAAGTATTCATTACTAAATCCATTTTTCTCTCCAGCGGGAAAGATTTTGATCTGCATATCGTCAGGGTGCATATCAAAATCAGTGAATAGATCATCCTCAGGCCCCATACCAAATAAAGGCATAGGCAATTGAGCCATACGATCTAGTTTTACATTACGAAGGTATTCATCAATTCTTCCAGTATTAGAGAAATAATTAATGAATTTATCTGCTGCGTAGGCAGCATCAAGTTCACTTAAAATCATTGTATAATAGGCATACCATACTCAGGTGCAGAAGGTAATGTTTCATACCTTGGGCCTGGAACAGGCATAGTTCTGGGTTTAGGAGCTGTAATAAAGTCTATGAGTCTATCGAGAGATTCAGACATGTTACGATATCCAGTTCCAACATAGATTTGTCCAACAACAACGGCAATAGTTGCTGCACCCCAGAACAGATAGTATCTAGAGGATTTTATTTGTGCTTTAGTTTTAGCAAAAGTTGATTTGGTCATTTGAATTCACACTCCACCATGATTTCGGTCATACATGCCAATAGATTGATCTCTTGATCTGCCACAAAGGCAATTTGATATTGATACTTGGCGATTATCAATACTGCAGCTGCAATACTAGCACCCTCAAGAGTGTCAAATAAAGCGTCGTAAACACGACGAAGAAGTACAGAAGGATCATTGTCAAGATTATTGACACACCACTTTCTGACTTCTGGGAATTTCTTCTCTTTAAGATTTTTGATAAGATCATTTATGTTAACCTCAGAGAAACTAGCAAGAATTGAAGAATCAATCTTACCACCAACTGAATGTCTTTGACACTCATTTAACACTCTCCTCCAATCAGGAAAATGTTTGTTGATTAGTTCTGCTAGAACTTTCTTGTCAGCTTCAACACCTTCAAGTTCTAGTATTGAAACTAGACGTTTGAAGAACTGTGCTGCAATAGCTGACTTATCTTTACCTTTGACACTAAACTCAATTACTGCACATCTTGAATGAAGTGGTTCAATGATTCTATTCTTAAAGTTACATGTAAAAATAAATCTACAGTTCTTGTAGAAAGATTCTATGTTCGCTCTGAGTAGAAGTTGAACATCATGAGTTGTATTATCAGCCTCATCAATGATGATTACTTTATGTTTTCTATCTGCATCCATCAACGATACAGTAGAAGCAAAGTTCTTTGCTTGATTCCTAACTGTATCTAGAAATCTACCTTCATCTGATCCATTAATTACATAACAATCAACACCAAGTTCAGCACACAATGCTTTTGCAACTGTGGTCTTTCCAATACCAGGCGGGCCTGCTAATAAGAGATTAGGAATCTCTCCCTTTACCAAAAACTCTCGAAAGGTTTTCTTTGTACTCTCTGGAAGAATACAATCATCTATAGTTTTTGGTCTATACTTTTCTACCCATATAAATTCATCCCTCATTTTTATTCGCCACCATATTTACAGAAGGTTGGATTAGTGCAAGTAGATCCTCCACTGTATGTTTTGAAGGCATCTGTGCTACATAATCTTCCCAATCAGCATATGTGCTTTCTGGTTTGATATTTGCTATCAATGTTACTCTAGCGATGTTCTTGAGGGTCTCTTCATCCATTTTTTCTACTACATAATCGCAGTATTCATGGATAAAATCCTCTCTGGTAATGTGTTTCATAATTAAAATCCTTTGGACTTTTTCTTAGTCTTTGGTTTGTCAATAACGTGTACAACGGCATCAAATGCTGGCAGTCTACAATTGTTCCACCACCACTCTTGAACCTCATCCCACGATTCTACAATAATAGAACGGTCTTTGTGAACTATCTTATAATGATGTCTGTCAAATGGCAAGTCACTTGTCTGAGAGAAGTAACGTGGGTCATTCTTTTCAATTAGTTTAGTCATAGCCAATCTGGTTTTCTGGATGGGTCACGAAGATAATTAGATGCAGCCCAAGGTTTGCTCGATATATAACGTTTGTAAGCAGTAAAAGTGTCAATGCTTGTGTCATATTTAAACTCATCTGGCCCCGCAAATGTAAATGATTTTGGTCTGTATGGGTAAGGTGCAGACGGAATAATTTTCGTTGCTTCTTCCAATGTTTTCTCACAACTATGAATCTTTCCATAGCGCCAAGAATATTCATTACAGAGAGCTAGACCGTGTGCAAGTAACCACCATGTATTTTCTAGACTAGCATTTGCCCAGATTGTACATGGGTGATTGCGAAATGCACCCTTCTCTGTTTTGTATGGTTCACCATCAAGACGATGAAGTTCACCATAATTATGACCCCATTTCTTAGAACACACAATAGATAACATTTGACATGTTTCTAATGGCATCTTGACAATATGTTTGTCTGGTAAAACTCTAGCAGACAAAGTTGGTGATGGGTCAGTTACAAAGATATTCATTCAGATGACCTCCATTGTTTTCTCATTCTAACATAGTCCTCAGATTTTGCAACAATGTCTCTCACATGTTTGAATATTCTTGCTGACTCAGCATACTTACTTGTCATGTGATCTTCTTCTTGAGGAAGAATTTCTTTTGTTCCTTTCTTGTATTTTCTACCTGAGTTATGATTAGCGTATCTTCTTGCTCTGGTAAATCCCATCTCTAGAAATTTACGACACATATCCATACCAATAAAATCTTCAGCATCCCTATAATCTAGGTACATACTGAAGATTTTGTTTGCAGATTGTACTGCTATTTTAGGAGTTTTGAATCTCCAATGATTACAAATAACGTTAGTATAAGGGCGAACCAGTAGAACTCCCTGTTCTCCCCTTCCAATACGATAAAGTTTGCGGTTCTCCTCAAGTGAAAAGTCAATCTCTTTGTAATCGAGGTCATAATCAAATTCTTTCATAGTTAATCATCATGATCATCCCAAGGGTCGGTCAGATCTTTGTTGTCAAAAAATCCTTTGTAAACACCAAACCCTGCTAATAATATTGTAATAACTGCAATAGAGATAGGCAAGGTGATGTTAGGACTTACATTATAATGTGGGATCATTAAGCTCTTTTTCTTGAACGTTTGATAGCTATAGTTGATATAGCGGCAGCGGTAATGAATACGACAGCTGCTGATGCTAGGAGGAGTGTAGGATCAAACAACACTTCTGGTTGTGGTTCCCATGTGCCAGGCAAAGTGTAGACAGATGGATGTGATGCAAAAAACAAAATTAGTCCTCCCATGTGATATCAGGTTCTAGGGCTATATAGTAAGTTAGATCATATTCAGCAGACTTGAATTGTGACAAAAGTTTACGAGAGATCTTAACTTCATATGTGCCAGGCACAATCTTGATGTTCTCTACCTTGAAATTCATAGAGAACTTCTTGTCAGTTTCGCCAACAATAATAGAGAAGTCATTAGAAGTATCATTCTTACGATCTAATACAACCATTTTGATTTCTTTACCATCGCCAACTACAGATAGATCTGTTAGATGATAAACTCCAGCAGCTTTGAGTAAACGATCAAGTTGAGAACTTCTAAGTGTGAACTCTACATCTACAGAAGGTAATGTGATTGATTTCTCAGGTGGAGAAACTATGACACTTGGATCAGCAAAGAAATATTTTGATCTCTGTTTGCCTTCTTTGATGTTTACAAAACTCTCTCCTGTAAAATTAAGTTCTGGTTCTTGGAATAATCCTAGAGAATTTAGAAACTGAGATAAATCATAGACGCCAAACTCTTGTGGAAAATCCTCATCTATATTAGCTTCTGCAAGAATGTTTTTCATCACACTTATAGTGCGAAGTTGATTACCTTGCTTGAATAATATTGATTGATTGATAGAAGCAAAGTTCTTGAGTAGGTTGATAGTTCTATCTGAAAGTTTCATTGGTAATTTAGTTGCTGTCGTCATTAAAAGAGAAATGATATAGGAGTGTACAATAGTGAATGGCTTTTAGAATATCTTTTCTATTCTTGCCATCTTTTTTGCCGAATCTTGAAAGATATTTGATTGCATTGGATCGGCAAAATGCTTCCGCATCTCCAATACTTTCAATAAGATCTAAGGTTTGCATCTTACCCTTATCTCCAGTATAGTGCAATTCATACGTTTTGGCGATATAATCCTCAGCTTGTTTAAGAATTACATCTTCCTCATACTTAAATGTTTTGGTTATGTATGGAGGAACTGTATTTTGTCCAAAGTGATGGGCTCTTTGATCATCTACATCAGCAAGATAATCAGAACCAAAAGGATTTGGTCTGTCGGGATCATTACGAGTGTAATCATACCAATACTCTGAGTGTTCTATATCTTCCGATATTTCAGCAGTGTTTCCATAACCTAATGGCTCCTGATCCATCATGTAATCAAATGCCGCGGCATAATCATCACCATTACATGCTTCCTCATCAGGAACCTCTGGTGGCCATGGTGAGCCTGGTGTCCACTCAAACCCTCCACTCTTTGCAATCCAATCAAGGTCTTTATCCCTTTTATCTTCAACATCACTCCAAGGTATTTCCTCGAAGTAGTCTCCTTGAATTACTTCTCTCTTGTCACTAAAAGGCTTTCTTCGAGTAACAGTTTTGCCACCATCAGGTGATTCATAGATGTACTTTTCTTTTTCCATAAGAGGATAGTCTTCTTCAAATGTTCCATTCATAATTGAACCAGCAAGACTCCATGCGTTAACCATAAGTAAATAAGAAATCGTGGACTAAACTGTCTGCTTGTTCTTTACCAAACTTGCCTGCAAGATATCCTCCTACTGGATCTAGTTTGGTCATGTAAGCATCAAAGTCTTTGTATTCGCTGGTATCAGTTCCAGACGGTTTCTCTAATTCTACCATATCCTTATACTTTGTCAAGTATTGTTCAAACATATCTAAATGTTCATCAACGTCAGCAAAAGTACAATATCGAACAAAGATATTCTCAGAGAAGTGATTACCCATTTCAAAAAATCTATAATCTTTTTCTGCTTTGGGTAATCCAGGCACAGAAAATAAAAACTTTTCTTTAGGGTGTTGAAAGTCAAATACAATAATAACTTTCTTTTCAAAAAATCCCATCAAATCCATACCGAAGCAAGGTAGATTACTGCCTGTCTTAGGATAGATTATCGTATTGTAGATACATGACTTATCACTCCATATATCTACCTCTCTAGACTTAATAAAGTATGGGTTGGTATAGGTTCTAGC